AATACATAAGTTTGTACTGTTGAAAATTCAAAAGAAATTAATCTAGTTTTTTTTGAACTGTCTTTTACTTCTGATACAAATTGTGTACCAGATCTTCTTGATGCAGAACCATGAGGATAAACAATCATGTTCTCTAAAGTTTTACATCCACTATTATATTTAGCTATATCGTTTCTTCCGTCTAATCTTGGAGATAACTCACCACCTGTGAAGTTTGTTAATTCAACAGCAACTCTAGCCATAGGTTAGTACCTTGAGTTTATAAATGAAGATGCACCAATCACATCTGATTGACCATTGTCTGGATTTGTACTTTGACCCTCAGTTGCATCTACGAATCTTGCTTCTCTTAATTTGTCTTGAAATAAATTATACATATTTTGTGTAGTAGGGTTAGATGAAGTTACGGCATAAGCAATATCTGCAGCTAATGACGCTGATAAAGTTTCTCTTAATAGTTCATCATACTGATTAGGATCTTCTATTCTAGCTATGTATTGAATTTTTAATGTACCATGATTTGCTAAAATTTTTCTACCTTCAACTTTATAATCATAATCATAATTTAAAATTGTAACTACTCTCAAACAATCTGCAGGTAAAGTAAATTGATATGAAAAACCCCAAGAAGGAGTTTCAGTATCTTTTGCAAGTTCAACTCTTTTAGTTAAACAATTCCAAAGATGAGATCTAAATAAACTATCTCTAATTTGTGTGTATCTTGCGTTGCAAAGTCTTGCGTTTTTTGAATCTTCTGTAAGTGTAAGTATAGTCGATGCACCTAGTTGATTTAATGCTCCATTACAAATGTCTACTACTGATGCCATATTACTTCCTTATTATATACTTGCGTCTTATTTGTCTATTATTATTTAATGCAAATATTTCTTCTGTTGTCTTACCTTGTTTTTTGTCAAAACCATAATGATTTTTACCATCATGTTGGAATCTATCTACTAATACATATCTGTAAATATAATTACCTTTCTTTAAATGTACTACAGTTTCTAAAGTTTTTGTTTCTTTTGCCATGCACTCTAGGGGGTTTCCACTCTCGCTTCCACCCCCTAAAATTTATTTACTATGCTTCGTGAGCAAGTATTTCTACAACTTTAGCTTCTTCCATTCTAGTCGCACCGAATGCAGCAGAATAGTAAACTTGAGTTGCGTAACCTTTGTCAGATCTTTCATCGATTCTAGCAGTAGAATCTTTACCAACAGCTAATGCAACACCATCTTGTACGAAAGCGATACATTTTCTTTTGCTTGAAGCAATAGCTAGTCTGTTAGTAACACAGAAGTCAAAACCTAAGAAAGTATTAACATCACCAGATGCTAACGCTTTTACTGTGTTGAAATCACTTGAAGTTACTTCAGTAGTTCCTAATAGATCTGTGATCTGTTTTGGAGATACTATGATGTATCTTTTTAGTGAAGGATCAACATCAGCTAGATCGATGATTTCTTTCGCTTGTCTTAATTTAGCGATAGTTAAACCAGCAGTTCCAGCTTCAGCGATTTTTTGACCAGCAGGTAATGCAACAGCAGTACCACCAGCAACACCTGTGTCAGATGAACCAGTTGCAGCAGCGATGATAGCGTCATCCATTGCTCTTCCCATTGCATAAGCAGCAGCTTGTGCATAAGAAGAAGTAGGATCTACTAACATTCTTACTTTATCTAGATCATCAACAAGATCTGCAAATTCATAATCAACAAGTGAAACTCTTCTTCTTGAGTGAGGAGTATCAGCTTGTGGAGTGTCTGAGTGTCTAGTTGATCTTACTGTAGCAGTAACGCTTCCGATTTGATCGAAGAATGCGTTCTTACCAGTTACTGATTCTAATCTTACTTTATCTCTAAGAAGAGAACCTTTTGCTTGTGACAACATTTGTATGTTAGAACTATATTGTTCTACAAATGCTTTTGTTATTTCAGTTGACATATTATGTCTCCTATTATTGTTAAGTTAATGTTAAAACAAAACAGAGACGTTCTCAGAAAATCTGGCTTCTCTTGGATTTAAAGTCTTTTAGACTACAAGTCTATTCCTTGTTGTCAGTAAGGTTCTTTCGAATTGTCTTACTTTTCTTGGGAGAATTTTCATTCTCCTTAGAAACCCATGTATAATATTTTTCACAGCTTGGCAAGGGATCAGATTTTATTTTTTCTGATCCACTTTCCAATACCATTCTTAATATTTCTAGTCTTACTTCTTCTTTATCCATTATTTCATTGATCTTAAAGTAAACACTTGTTGAACTATTTTATCATGCTCTGGATGACCCTTATTCCAATATGGACCATCACGATCATTAACAATTTTACTAATCTCTTCATCAAGATTTCTACCACCTGTAGCACTATCTTCATCTGTTCCAATCATCTTATCTTCAGACATAAGATTAGCAATGTTTGCAAAGCCTTTTATAATTGCAGCATGATCACCTAAACGAGTACCATCTTTTAACTGCATATTTAATACATCTTCATTCATATTAGCTTTAGCAACTGATGCAGCTTTTTTTAAATTTTCATCAAAAGATCTACCCCATTCTTTTCTGAGTTCTGCTTCTGATTGTGCTTGTGCAGTTTCTGTATCTATTTTTGATTGTTGTGCAGATCCTTCCATAGAATCTTTATAATATTCTAAGATACCTTGAGCCTGCTTATTATTTAAACCTAGCTTGTGAGCATTTTCTGCAAAAGATTTAATTGAACTTTCATCAATTTGAGCTGTTTCAGAATTAACTTCTAGTTTATATTTATCAGCAGATTCTGGTCTACCAAGTTTTCCATATACTTCATTCCATTGATCATCTGTTGAGTTTTCATTTGGTACTGCAACTTTATCTTGACCAATCATTCTAGTTGCGTTGATATAGCTTTTAGCTAACGCATCTATTTCAGTAAATTTAGAAATGTTTGGATCTTCTCTAAACTCTTGTGAGATTGAATCTTTCCAGGTTGCTGGAGTAGAATTATTTGTTGTTGCTATTGTTGGTGCAACTGTTTCTGTAGTTTCTGTTGTCTCTGCTACAGGCTCAGTTACTTGAGTTGTCTGTTCTTCTGACATATTTATTTATCCTTATTAGTTTGAAGCATTTGTTTAATAAATAAAAGGATGCTTCGTTGACCTTCCATATATGCACTCTCATGACTATCACCTTTAACATTGGTAGTAGAATGATAATGACATCTTTTTTCTAGATCAGATAAAACTTCTTTACCTTCATCTGATGTAAAAATATGTTTATAATTTTCTTGTAGTTTTTTTATATAAGCGTGTACTGCTTTTTCATCTTGCATAAGATCCTTTCTATGGTTTTATTATTCCTCTGAGTTAACTAATGCTCTTGCTTCTTCTGGTAATGCTTTTGCCATTGGTGCAGCAGCTCCAGCAGATTCAGCAACTTGTTGCATCTGTGCCATTTGTTGTTGTTGTGCTTGTTGTTGTTGATCTTGTTCTCTTTTAGCTTGAACTTCGTTTTGAGTTTTTAAAACCTTTTGTGGAACTCCAACTACATCCATTAAATGTTTAACAAGTTTATCCATATTAACATGATCGAATACTGGAGCAACATTTGCAAGTGATCCTAATATTTCTATACCTCTCATAATAGATTGTAACTCTGCAGATTTTTGTGCTTTAGCTAATGGAGATACATATTCAATTTCTATATCTTGACCAGATAAAAATTCTGGTGCTGGTCTAAATAAATTTTTTCTAAGTAGTAATGCAAAAGTTCTATCGATTAATGGTTTTAATAATTCAGATTGAAGTCTACCAAGAACTGGTCCAAGTAATCTCATCTTCTCTTCATTTCTTTGGATAACTTCTGTAGCTGTCATCTGTGGACCATTCTGCATCATTAATTGATTTACATAAAAAGCATTTCTAATTGAATCTCTTCTTTGCTCTTCCATGTTTAAACCTAGTGGAGTATTTGCTCCAATGTTTAATGGTTCAATTCTATCTCTAGTACCAGATCTATAGAAGTTTAATCCACCAGGAACAGTTCTTACTGGTAAAATAAATCCATCATCTGGAACAAGTAATGGTGGGTCAACTTGTTTCTGTGCAGACTTGATTGTAGTCTTAGACATTTCATTTAGCATCTTAACGTCTGGCAAAGCTGTCATTGCAGGAGATCTACCATAGATTTCGTGTGATGCTTTTAAGTATCTTGGTACTACAAAAGGAAATTCTTTAAATCCAGATACAGATAATTCATCACCTGTTCCTGCTTCTAAGTATACAGATTCAAAAGGCATATTAGCTTTATCTTGTTTCTTAGGATTGAAATCAGATCTTGGATATATTGCGTGAAGTATTTCTATTTCTTCGTATGGATCTTTTCTATTTACAGTTACGATATTATCAGAAACATTAGCACCAAATTTTTGTATTGCAGCTCTAGCTGTTAATCTGAATTTTCTAAAGATAGTATCAATTCTACCTTTATCATTTTCTGAAATATACATTTCATTAATATGTCTTGTAGAATATTTTAAAGTATCTTCTTCATCTTCTTCGATAAACATTGCTGCAGTACCAAATGTAATTAGATCATGATACAGTTCAAATATTTCTTGTTGGAAATTAGATTTGTTAATTGCATTATACATAACTTCAGTAGAATCTTCTAACCAGGCTTTTGCTTCATCGTTATCTTCAAACTCTCCACCTTTAAATCTTAATGAGAACCAAGTAGTAGCAGGGTTCGTCAACATACCATGAAGTGAAGCAGCTAATAGTTCTACTGCTTGTAATGGTGATGAATCAAAAATAAGTTCTGTTCTCTTATCACCTTTAGATCTTGTTTTAGTAACATCAGCTTTTCTTGGTTGCATATAGTCTGCAACTTCTTGCCAATGTGTTTCCCAATTTTGTCTTTTTGATTTTAATCTGTCGAATCTTTTTAATAATTTTTTTGTTAAATCTGTTTTCATATTATCCTAGTAAAGTCTTTTTACCTAGAGTTAAACCTTTGTTATCTAAACCTTGTGATGAAGTTTGCAACATATTTAAAGATCTTCCTCTACCTCTTCTTTTTTTTAAAATTAATTCATTTGCTGTTGCTCTTGCTTCTTCTGATGTAACTTCTGGTACAGCTTGAGAAACTTCTATTGACGCTGGTGCTTTTACTTCTGGTGCTTGAACAACTATATTTTCATTATTATTATTATCACCTTTACCTAAGTCACCAACATTACTTCTTGATGTAGTTCCTTGATAGTCTGGAGTTCCCATTAATGATGTATTAACTCTTCCTCTTCTTACAGATTTTGTTACTCCTCTAACAGCAGCTCCTATAAATCCACCAGTTTTTACAAAGTCTCCAACTTTTTCTAAAGCAGATTTTGGTTTATCATATCCAAACTCTGTTTTATTTTTTTGGTTTCTGTCTGATAATTTTTGTTGGTTCTTTGTAGATAATGTTGATTTTGTTGTGTTTGGTGCATCAGAACTTCCACCACCACTTGCTCCATTAGATCCCATAATTATTTTCCAAATGTTAAAGAAGATTTAGTTTCAGATTTAACTTCTTTTTTTAATTCCGATTTAACTTGTTGATTAATACCTACACCACTATCTAAGTCATCCATATTGCTAACAACTTTTTTTGAGACAGGTTTAATTTTGTTCATTGCTTTTTTAATTTTATCTAACATGATTATCCTAATAAAGTTTTCTCTTCCACATCAGCTTCTTCCATAGCGATTAGTGGAGAGGTTTTGATTGTTGACTTTCTTCCTCTTCTTCTTCTTTCTTTAGCAGCAAACTCTGCGTCTAATTTTTTTTTCTCTGCATCAGATAGTTCTGTATCTGGTGGTTCTGGTAATGGTTGCACAGGTGGCAAAGCAGGTACTTTTGGTTTAAATATTGATCCCATAATTACATAATCCTATAATCATTATCTGCTACACTTTGTGGAGCGTTTTGTCTAGTATTTAATTCTTGTAACCCTACTGCTAGATACCTCATCGCATCGCAAGCATGACTACTCCAATCGTGTACAGGTTTCGATCTAAACATTCTATTTTTGTCGATGTACTTCCTATGGTAATGTCTTAACGCATCTATTAAACTTTTGCAATGGTCTGTATCTATCCAACATCGGTTGAGCAACATAGTTACTGCATGGATTCCTTCTTCTACTGGTAGCTTCGGTACTACCTTAAATCTAATTCCTAACTGATATGCTATCTCTCTTCTGGTTTTGCCATTGCCAAACTCCTGTACTTCAATATCGTGTGGTGCGTAATGTTCTTTGTAGATATAAGGTTTTTCGTTTAGCAACTGAATATAGTGGGGTAAGCCATGACCACGCTCTTCATGGTAATCTATTATCTGTATTGCTGTTCCTTTTTGTTGAAAGAATATAATACTACTGTGGTCTGCGACACCGAGATCCCATGCAGTTGAGACAGGCAAAGTGGGATCGTAGGGAACTCTTGCTAGTTGCTTCTTATCATCTAACTTGGCGATTTCGTCTCCATAAATTGCTCCTTCTATGTTTGCTATCCAATCACACTCAAATTCCTGTAGGTACTTCTTCTCACCCATAACTTCTCTTGCTTTCTCTAATTCTTCTGGATCTACAATCTTTGTATCACTTGCTTTAGCTTTATAGTTAAACCAATCATCTGCTCCATTAGCGTGTTGATATAAATCATAGAAGTTGTTGTTCATTCCAGCAGGTGTACCAATAAAGACACAGTATCCTTTTCTATCAGATAGAGCTGGTCTAATTATCTCTGCAAATAGTTTTCCTTCAATGTTTGCGTATTCATCGATCACACATCCATCAAGATAAATACCTCTTAACCCATCAGAGTTCTCTGCTCCAAGTAATGTTATTCTAGCACCATTCGGCAAATCTACTCTCAGTTCTGTTTCATTAAACTTTGTTGCTGGGATCTTTGCAGTAAACTGTTTCATGTAATCCCAAGCGATTGACTTCGCCTGTTTAAAGGTGGGTGCAATATAAGCAAATCTAGGATTCTTATGTTTGCACATTAATGCTGATTTAATTAAGTGGTTTATCATACATACTGTTTTGCCAAACCTTCTGTGACAAACTAGCACACTCCATCTATGTTTATTAATTTGTTGATGTAGATAACTTTGATGTTTTCTGGGAGTATAAGGAATCTTTATGTTCATCTGTTAATGTATCATTTTGGAACGAGGGGTCTCGCCTAATGGATGGTAATCAACTCCTAATGTCATCATAACGTAATCTGTAAATAGTTCTGCAGCTTGTTTGTTAGGAATACCAATAAACTTAATTGTTAAGTTATTATTCTTTTCATCAATAAAAGCAATACAATCAAAGTTATTACTGTCTAAATCATCCATATACCAGATGTAGTGTATTCGGTTTTTAAAACAACTAAAAAATAATTTTGGGAAAAGGTGTGTATAACTGGTGCAGGGTATGTTTGAGGATGTGTGTGGGTGTGTTGAAATTATCCATGTATATATATATACTATTGGCACGGCACAATCTCGGGGGTATGGGGGGGGTCATTCTTAAAATATACCCTAAATCTACATAAAAAATAACTAATGATAATAAACGACTATCAATTGTAATAATTAAAACCTTTTAAAAATTAAATATATAGACCGATAGCCTTGACGCATAAAAAAAATTTGTTTGCTTGATGTGTTTGAATAA